AGTGCGTGCCGGTAATGTGCCGCGCCAGGGCGGTCAGGCTCTTGAAGGGCTTGCCCTCGTATTCGAAACCGCCCTCGGCTGTGACGACCGCCTTGTGCTCGCGCCCGCCCCATTCGCGCGAGATGACCGTGCCGGGGACGAAGTGCAATTCGCGCGAGGGCGCCCGCTTGGGGATCTTCGAGTGCGCGGCGCCGATGCGCTCCAGGCGCTCCCGCGTGGCAGGCGACAGCCCGCCGAAGGCTTCCTCCTGCAGCTTGTAGGCGATGCGCGATTCAATGAAGTCGCGGTTCGGCTTGGCTGGACGGTAGTCGAAATACCGGTCCCACAACTTCCAGAGCTCGGGCATGGGGGTGCGGCCCAGTTCGGCGATGCGGGCGGCGACGGAGGTTGGGTTGGCGTTCATCACAACGTCTCTCGTTGATAGGGAGTTGCATGTACGCGCTGGTCGGGCACAAAGCCAAGTCCAACCGCGCTCTCTGCTGTGCGTGGTGTGGCAAGTGTGCGGACAATGGCCGAAGCCAGGATGGTCGTGATCTCGGTGGCGCGCTCGCCGGCCGAGAGTTGGGAAGGGCAGGGTAGTTCGATGGACTTCATGACAGCTTCGCGGAATGAAACTGCCATGGATGGTGGGGCCGATTGTCCGAAGCGGATAGCAAAGGAGGGTAATGGAGCCCAGCGAGCGATATCGGTACAGCTTGAGCCGGTGCGCCGACACGGCCGGCGGGCGGATGGCCTACGATGGAACCGCCGCGAATCCAGCAGTCACTCCACCATGACCGGAAAGAAGGACTATCAACGACTCATCAATGCTGGAGCCATTGCCGACATAGCGGGATTGCTCACCTTCGCGGCCGAGCAGGGCCTGACTGTTGCGAAGCGCGGCGACGCATATATCACCATCAAGGGTTCAGGCCCTCGCAGATTCAGACTGTTCTTGGCCAGTCACAGCAAGGCTGGCAAGGCAGGGGTGCTGACTGCTTCCGGGGTTCTCTACGATTTCTGGATTTATGCGCTTGTCGCGCACGATCTGATCGAAAGCGCTTGCTACATCGGGCAGACGCGAGGGGTTGCCAGGCGGATGCGTGAGCACTGGAAGCGACGCACCGGGGAGCGTGGTTCCAGCCCGTTGTTCGACTGGGCGACGGAGCGAGGACTGACAGTCCATGTAGTCCTTCTTCAAGCCCTGTCTGGCATCCAGAGTGATGCTGATCGAGCAGAGGCCGAGTGGTTGGCGTGTGCCGCAGCAGCGGGATACGAACTGCCGGGCGTCGACGTCTGGGCTCCGCGGGGTGCCCGGCTGCGGCCTGGCCTTGTGTGGCCGTCAGCTGCGGTTCGCAGCAGCAACCGGCCTCTGGAGCAAGTTGCCGCCGGCACTACGCGATTGGTTCGACTCGCAAAGAACTCAGAGCTGGTTGGCGATCGCCCCGAAGAATTCAGGCTCGAGTGATGGAAAGCTTCGAGGCGCAGATCGTCGAGCTGATGCGCGGCGGCAATGCCTACCTCGTGAAGAACGACCGGGGGAACGTCGTACTGATGACCGAGAACGTCGGGGAGCACGACCGGCCGCTGGCGGGCTTCAAGCGAATCGAACGCATCAAGCATGGCGCGGACGTTCCAATTGCGGTGCCGATGCCGCGTGTCGTGCTCAGGAACCTTCGTGGCAGGGCAAGGCTTGGCTGTTACGCAGCATGGCCGCGCCTATGTCACCGTTGAAGAAGCCGGAGGTCGCATGCCGGCTCGGACTTCTTCATTCGCGAAGTATTCAGGTCAGGAATCCGTGTCGGCGTCGATCGCGGCACGCGACTTTCTGAACCAGTCCGGCGCGGTATCGGCGACTGCAGCTACCGTGTCGTGAACCTCGTCTTCGGGCGCCGTCTGTAAGTAATCGCGCGCTCGTGCCAAGTAGGCGATGCGTTTGTCTTCGATGGAGGTACTCACCGTCGCGTTCAAATCAAGGCGAAAGTCACGTTTGTCCTCGAAGCGTCCGAGCAACGTCTGCCCTTGTTTGTTGACCGTCGCGTACTGCGCCCCACCCCTGCCCGCGAACGCTTTCTCGATCGCCTTGCGCGACTGGCCGTGCTTGTAGAAAGCTGGCGGCAGGATCGTGTGTGCGTCGACGATGCGATAGGGGCCTACCTGGGTATGACGCAGGTGGGCCAGCCTCGACGCGTAGCCCGGGCCGTGCGGCGACGCGTGCTCGGCGTGTAGCGCGTCCAAGAATCGGCGCTCGTCGACCATTTTGGAAGCGGCATGCAACGCGAAGATCGCGCAGTCGAACTTGCTTTTTTGCGAATCGTGAATCAGCACCGAGACCGCCGCGTTCGAAGGCAGGAGCCCGGCCATCTCTTCAAGGCAGGACTCCAGGAGCCTTCTTACTGAGAATTGGTCGACGGGTTCCAGAATCAGGATGGAGACTGCCGGGCCGACGGTACGTACGTCGGCCGAAACAACGTGGTCATGATCCGCTCTTAGCCTGAAGATGGCGCGCCCGTCTTGCAACGTGTCATCGGCGATGGCGGCGCAAAACGCCTGCAGATGCGGGAAATGGTGGAGCGGGAAGTGATAGGCCCCGGCGTTCCGGCACTTGTCGGCTGATCGAATGTTCTCGGACCGGGCCGTCACCGGCAGCAGCGCTGCATCCAGATCGAGCACGGACGAGTCCGGCACGGCCTTCATGTCCTGGATGCCCTCCAGGCTGGAACGGATTGCCGCCAAATCTCCCAGCAGCGCACGACGAGGCGGTTGGTTTCCTCTCCAGGCCGGGCTCTTACCGCTCAGGTCGCTCAATTGCCCCGATGGACTTCTTGGGGGACTGGTGGTGCGTGATTCCGCCTCGGAACGCTCCGTTGAATGCACCGAGTGCTCGGCATCAGAGGCGTAGTGCCGATCGATCACACTGTTGCTTGACTTCGAAAAGCAGACACCCATGTTTATCACCTCAAGAAGAGGGTTCTGATTCTCATCGCGCCACTTCCCCTTCGAGGCGTCGGGAGCGAAGCAGTGGCAACTGGTGCGAACAGGGGTATGTCGCTGGCATAGGGCTTTCTCAGGCATGCGGTGACAGCCGGCGTAGCCGGCCAGCCATATCAGCCGCTCAGCGCGTCCGCTTCCGCGGCCTCGTCCTCCAGTGGCTCCTCGACGCTAGGCAGGTGCAGCTGCCACGCGTGCGCGCCCTTGACCTTCACCAGATAGTCGCGCCACGGCGAGGCTTTGGAGAACAGGTTCGCCGGCGTCGCGCAGCCCGTGTCCTCCATCAGCTTCTTGGTGTTCACGTGCGGCGTGCCAGTGGCGTAGGCGTCCACCAGGCGCTGCAACACGGCGATCTTGGCCTTGCCCGTGACGCGCCAGGGCGCGCGGCCGGGAACGGACAGCAGGGCCGCATACCCGTCCGCCGACACCTTCAGGCTGATGGCGGTACCGCCCATGGCCGCCTGGTGGCCGTGCCGGTACAGCACCTTCAAACGCGCGAGATCAACGGCCGTGCCCGACTGGGCGGGCGAGAGGATGTCCTGAACCGGCACCACCACGTTCGTGCCCGCAAACGGAAACGGCGCTGTCGACGTGGTCAGCACAATGCCGGGCACGGCGCGCGGGCGCAGCCGCAGCGCGGCATCGACCCGGGCGTATTGGCGCTCGCTGGCCATGCGGGCGGCGAAATACAGCGCGACGGGCGAGCCATCGACGTCGAGTTCGCCGAGGAACACCGGCTCGTCGTCGAGGTGCCGGCCCCTCACACCCTGCAGCGTGCTGCCGAGCGCGGTGATGATTTCCTCGCGCAGCCAGTTCAGATGCACCTTCCAGCGCCGCGCATGCTTGGCGGGCAGCATCACGTCGTCCCCGGTCAGGGGATCGCGATAGCGCACGAAATTCGCATCAGCGCAGCGCTCAAGCGGCACCGCACTGCGCATGCCATCGGCCAGCTCGACCACCTTCTGCGTGACCCGGTCGCCTTCGGTGAGGATACCCTCGTCCTCGAAGCGCTCGATGTCGATGCCCAACCGGGCAAGCGCAAAGCCGTCCATCGGACTGGTGGCGCACTCCAGCAATCGGGCAACCTGGCCGACCAGGTCTGGGTCCTCCATGCCGGATCCGGGGTTGAGCGGCTTTAACACCCCCAGCGCTTCCAGCAACTGCGTGCCGGCGAGCCGCAGACGCAGGTCGCGCTCGCTTTGCAGGCTGCAGCGCCCCGGCTCGGCCAGCACAATGGACAGCGGCGTTTCCGTGGTTTCCCCCGCGAACACCAGGTCCGCCACCAGGGTGACGCCCAGGATGGCTGCCGGCTGCGAGAAGGGGTGGTTGCCCCACAGCTCGCTCATCACGTCGTGCAGTTCCGCACCGCTGTCGAGATGCACGGTCACTGCATCGCTGGCGTGGCCGAGCAGTGCGCGCGCTTCGGCCAGATACAGGCGCTCGACCTTGGCGGCATCCAGGCGCGGCTTTACCCCCTTCAAGGGTTGGGCAAACCGGGACAGATCGTAGCGCGAGCGGTTGAGCGGCCGGCTGGACAGCGGCACCTTGAATCCGTGCGTGGACAGCACGTTGGCCAGCGGTGCCCGGGTGGACAGCGTGTGCGCGTACACCTCGACGACCTTGCGGCCGGGCGCGTAGAGCAGCGTGGCGTCGCGGGCCGGGAAATAGCAGAAGCTGCGGCGGTTCCGGTTGACGACCTGCACCGCGGTGACCTGCTCGCCAGCGAAACGCACCACTAGGCAGTGCGCAACCGATGCCTCGCCATCGTCCTGCTCATCCGCCAGCGCGACGTGCACGACCTCGCAGGGCTCGGCCAGACGCATCGCCCGAGTGAGTTCCGTTTCCAGTTCCCGCTTCACCTTGTCGTTCCACAGGAAGGGCGGCGGATCGTCGCACGGCACATCGAAGGCGTCATAGAGCCGCTTGTTGCCCCGAATGTCGGCGGTGTTCAGGATCGATTCGGCGATCTCGAACAGACGTGCGGTCGCGTCGGAATGCGCGCGCATCCAGACCGCGCGCCCGAATTCGCCACCGGGCTGAGACAGGAAGGTGGCGAACAGATCGGCGTCGTTCAGCTGGTCTGCCACGCTGGTGAGGATGGCTGAGCCCCGCGACGATGCGAGACGCACGATGCGCAATGCCTCCCGCTCGGCGGGCTCGCGCTGCTCGCGGCGCAGGTGCCGGATGTGCTCCAGCAGCGCGCCCGCCAGGGTGGATTCGTCTTGCGACCAGTCGAATCCGCGGCTCAGTGCCTCGCACTCGGGCAGGCCGCTGAACACCCGCAGCACTGCAACCGGCGCGCGTTCAATGAGATCGAGCAGATTGCTCGCGTTGGTCAGGAGCTTCCTGGCCATGTGTTGCTCCCCGTTCTTGTTTTTGGTGTGGCATCCGGCAGTGCCGGCGTCAGTACCCCATATCGAGCGCCTGAGCCTGTTCGGCCAATGTCTCCAGCGCCTCGCGGCGCTGCGCGTCCAGGCGCTTCTTGTAGTCGATGACATCCCGGTAACGCACACGGCGATGCGTGCCGATCTTGTGGAACGGGATGTCGCCTTTCTCCAGCATCTGCACAAAAAATGGGCGGGACACTCCGAGCATCTGAGCCGCCTCCTGGGTGGTGAGTTCCGCATGCACCGGCACGACGGACACCGCGCAGCCCTTTTCGATCTGGTCCAGCACGTCCTGCAGCAGCTGCAGGGCTGCCGCCGGCATCTGCACGCTCCGCACGCGCCCGCTGCTGTCGCGGATGTCCACCTGCCGAACGGCGGCGCCGGTTGCAAGCACGGCAGCCAGGGTACGGCCGGCCTCGCGGGCCAGCGTCACATCCTCTTCGGAGGGCAGCACCTTGGAGATGGAGGAGACGTTCATGGACAGGCGCTCAGTGCGGCAAATCTGGAAGGGACGCGATTCTATTCGAAACAAACGAAATCGAAATAAGCGAAACGCAAGCCAAATCCTATATGGCGCAAGGCTTTGCGGCCTACGCGCCGGTCTGGCGCCCGGCCCGCGTTGCCCACCAAAACCGAAGATTTGCTCGCCCAAGCCCAAGGCGTCGGGCAATGAAATAGAGCCTCTTTCAACAAGAGGACTCTCTTCATGGCAATTCTTTCCTCACCTGTTCAATTGGGTCGCCACACCCGCCGGCACGAGGCGCCGGCCCCTGTGCGTGCCGCGCTGGACGAGACCGAGCTCGCCAAGCGCTGGGGGCTGTCGGTCAAGACGCTGCAGCGCTGGCGTCAGGACCAGCTTGGCCCCGTCTTCTGCAAGCTCGGCTCCCGCGTCACCTACCTGATCTCCGAAATCGAAGCCTTCGAGCGGCGCGTCTCGCGCAATTCGACGTCGGTTCGTGCGTATCACTGAGGAGGCCGCCATGACCAATCTGACCCTGCTGCCGGCCGACATCGCCGGGATGTCCGTGGCCGACCTGGCCAAGCTCTCGCCCAAGCGCAAGCACGAGTTCGACGCCAACCTCGACGCGGCCATCGCGTGGCTCAAGACCGCCCGCGCCAAGCTCGATGCCGCGCTGGAGCTGTGCTACGGCGATCAGGCTCGCGAGGCGCTGCGCGCATCCGAGCGCGACTTCGGCACGGTCCACATTGCCGATGGTCCGCTGCGGATCAAGTTCGAGCTGCCCAAGAAGGTCAGCTGGAGCCAGAAGCAGCTGACCGAAATCGCCGAGCGCATTGTCGCGGCCGGCGAGCGCCCCGAGGCATACCTCGACATCAAGCTGACGGTGCCGGAATCGCGCTACAACAACTGGCCACCCGCGCTGCGGCAGCAGTTCGCCGACGCGCGCACGGCGGAGCCGGGCAAGCCTTCGTTCACGCTGACCCTGGATGAGGTGGCAGCATGAGCCGGCTCCCCATCGTCAGCGCCCAAGCACGCATGGCCGAGCGCCGAGGCGTGAAGCTGCTGCTGCTCGGCAAGAGCGGCATCGGCAAGACCACGCGCCTGAAGGACCTCGATCCGGCCACCACGCTGTTCATCGACGTCGAAGCCGGTGACCTGTCGGTGGCCGACTGGCCGGGCGACACCATTCGTCCCGCGTCCTGGCCGGAGACCCGAGACTTCTTCGCGTTCCTCGCGGGTCCCGACCAGTCGCTGCCGCCGCAGAGCGCGTTCTCGCAGGCGCACTACGACCACGTGATCGAGAAGTACGGCGATCCGGCACAGCTCGAGCGCTACCAGACCTTCTTCGTCGACTCGATCACGCAACTGTCGCGCCAATGCTTCGCGTGGTGCAAGACGCAGCCGGGGGCCACCAGCGACCGCTCGGGCAAGCCCGACGTGCGCGCGGCCTACGGCCTGCTCGGCCAGGAAATGGTCGGCGCGCTCACGCACCTGCAGCACGCCCGCGGCAAGAACGTGGTCTTCGTGGCGATCCTCGACGAGCGGCTCGATGACTTCAACCGCAAAGTCTTCGTGCCCCAGATCGAGGGCAGCAAGACCGGGCTGGAGCTGCCGGGCATCGTGGACGAGGTCGTGACGCTCGCCGAGATCAAGGCCGAGGACGGCAGCAGCTACCGCGCCTTCGTCACCCAGACCGTCAACCCGTTCGGCTTTCCCGCCAAGGACCGCAGCGGCCGGCTCGACCTGCTGGAGCCGCCGCACCTGGGCGCGCTGATCGCCAAGTGCGCGGGCGCTGGCCACCTCGCCACCCACCTGAACGCAACCCCGAACACCACCGAATACGCAGAGAGCATCGAATGAATACCGCAATGACCACCAACGCTTGGCAAGACTTCAACGATGCTGACCAACAGCAAGGCTTCGACCTGATCCCGAAAGGCACGCTGGTGCCGGTGCGCATGATCCTCAAGCCGGGCGGCTATGACGACCCCTCCCAGGGCTGGGTGGGCGGCTACGCGAGCGAGTCGTTCGAGACCGGTTCGGTCTACCTGGCCGCCGAGTTCGTCGTGACCGGTGGCGAGCACGCCAAGCGCAAGCTGTGGAGCAACATCGGCCTGCACTCGCCCAAGGGCGCGACCTGGGGCCAGATGGGGCGCAGTTTCGTGCGTGCGGCGCTCAACAGCGCCCGCAACGTTCACCCGCAGGACAACTCGCCGCAGGCCGCCGCCGCGCGCCGTATCCAGGGTTTCCACGAGCTCGACGGGCTGGAGTTCATCGTCCGCGTCGACATCGAAAAGGATCCCAAGGGCGAGGACCGCAACGTGATCCGGCTCGCCATCGAGCCCGACCACCCGGAATACGCCCGGCTCAAGGGCGCGCCGCCCAAGACCAACCCCGGTGGAGGCACGTCCGGCGCACCCGCGCAGCCTGTGCCGTCCCGTGCCGCGCCCACCGCGCAGCGCGCGCCCGTGACCGCCAAGCCCGCCTGGGCCCAGTGAGGGAGGAATGAAATGCTGGGTCTGCAAACGGCAGGCCCGGGGATTCACGCACGCCGACACCCGCCACGGTGTCGGCAATCCCCGGCGCTTTGTACCGGATTGGGTGTTCTGCTCGCGCCGCTGCCAGGACGCGTTTCACGCGCTGTACGGCAACTGGCGTCGGGCCATGGAGGGGCAGCACAGGGAGGGCAGCATGCTTGACGCATCCGACATCGAACGCACGGCCATGCGCACGTGCCTGAAGGCATTCGGCCGAGTGGCCGAAGAGATCGGCTTCACCAAGCCGCTGACGGCCTACACCGAGGGCGAGGCGCTGCGCGTCATCGACGCCATCGTGACCCGCTACACCGAAGCGATGGTCGAACACCACGAGACCACCCGCATGCCGCCGGTGCGCGGCAGCGCGGCTGCCAAGGCCACGGCGCGGGATCCGTTCGCCGAGCTCGAAGAGCTGCCGTGGGAAGACGCCGAGGGGGCTGCGTAATGCTGGACTTCAATTCCTCGGCCAGCCTCTCCGGGCGGGTGGCCTCGCTGGTCGACATCGGCCTGCAGCGTGCCCGCGCGGGCGAGCCGGTACGGCAGTACCTGGGCGCATCGCGTTTGGGCGTGGCCTGCGAGCGTGCGCTGCAGTACGAGTTCGCCCAGGCACCGGTCGACTACGGCCGCGAGCATGGCGGCCGGATGCTGCGCATCTTCGAGCGCGGTCACGTGATCGAGGACTGCATGGTCGACTGGCTGCGTGGCGCGGGGTTCGACCTGCGCACGCGCAAGCCCAACGGCGACCAATTCGGCTTCGCGGCCGCTGACGGGCACCTGAAGGGGCACATCGACGGCCTCATCGTCGCCGGCCCCGAGGGCTTCGGCTACCCGATGCTGTGGGAGAACAAGTGCCTCGGCAACAAGTCTTGGCGAGACCTGCAGAAGCACAAGCTCGCCGTGGCCAAGCCGGTCTATGCCGCGCAGGTCGCGCTGTACCAGGCGTATCTCGAGCTGCACGAGCACCCGGCGCTCTTCACGGCGCTCAACGCCGACACGATGGAGCTCTACGCCGAGTTCGTGCCGTTCGACGCGGCGCTGGCCCAGCGCATGTCCGATCGCGCGGTGAAGGTGATCTGCGCGACCGCGGCGGGCGAACTGCTGCCTCGCTCGTTCAGTGACCCGACCCACTTCGAATGCCGAATGTGCGCGTGGCAGGACCGTTGCTGGAGGGCGCACGCATGAGCCACGCCAATCAAGCGCGTCCAACCGACACGGGCGAGCCGATGATCGACGCCAAGGAGGCCGCGGCCGCATTGCGGCTGCCGTACTACTGGTTCGCCGATCACGCCATGCGTGCACGCTACCGCATCCCGCACTACCTGCTGGGGGCTCTGGTGCGCTACCGCCTGTCCGAGCTCACGGCCTGGCTGGCGAACGCCGCGCTGCAGCCGCGCGAGACAGACCCTGCCGCCGGCATGCCGGGGGAGGGCGTGCAATGATCGACTTCAACGAGATCCCGCTGGTGACCGGCCAACTGGACGCCCAGCGCGACGAGATCCGCGCAGCGCTGCTCGCCCGCCTGGAATTCGTGCTGAGCGTGCTGTTTCCGGCCGGCAAGAAGCGACGCGGCACGTTCGTGATCGGCGACATCCTCGGCAGCCCCGGCGACAGCCTGGAGGTGGTGCTCGACGGCGAGAAGGCGGGCCTGTGGACGGATCGCGCGACCGGCGACGGCGGCGACATCTTCGATCTGATCGCGGCCCAGGCTGGCCTGCGCGTGTCCACGGACTTCAGCGGAGTGCTCGAACGCGCCTTGCAACTGCTCGGCCAAGCCAGCAAGCAGCCGGTGCGGCGTAAGCGCCGGGAGCCACCGACGGACGACCTCGGCCCTGAGACGGCCAAGTGGGACTACCTGGACGCCGCCGGCAAGCTGATCGGGGTGGTCTATCGCTACGACCCGCCTGGCCGGGGCAAGGAGTTCCGGCCGTGGGATGCCAAGCGCCGCAAGATGGCCCCGCCCGAGCCGCGTCCGCTGTACAACCAGCCGGGACTGGCGAGCGCCACGCAGGTCGTGCTGGTCGAAGGCGAGAAATGCGCCCAGGCCCTGATCGACGCCGGCATTGTCGGGACCACGGCGATGCACGGGGCGAACGCGCCCGTGGAGAAGACCGACTGGTCGCCGCTGGCCGGCAAGGCCGTGCTGATCTGGCCCGACCGGGACAAGCCGGGCTGGGAGTACGCCGCCAACGCGGCTCAGGCCATTCTGTCGGCGGGCGCGACGACCTGCCACATCCTGTACCCGCCCGAGGAAGCAGGCGACGGATGGGATGCGGCGGACGCCGTGGCCGAGGGCTTCGACATTGCCGCCTTCATCGCCCATGGCCCGCGCCTGCAGATGCACGATGTCGTCGACGATCCGGAGCCGGTCATCGGCAGCGACGAGTCGGTGTGGGGTACCGAGGACGCACTGGCACTGGCTTTCACCCGCCGCTACCACCGCGACTGGCGTTACGTCGCCGCGTGGGGCCGCTGGCTGGTGTGGGACGGCCACCGTTGGCGCACCGAGGACACGCTGGCGGCCACGGACCTGATCCGCAACGTCTGCCGGCACGCCGCCTTGCACGCCGAGAACCCGAGGCTCGCCGCCAAGCTGGCCACCTCCGGCACCATCGCAGGCGTGGAGCGGCTGGCGCGCGCGGATCGCCGACATGCGGCCACCACCAGCGAGTGGGACGCCGACCCGTGGTTGCTCAACACGCCCGGCGGCGTGGTCGACCTCAGAACCGGCCGGCAGCGTCCGCACGACCGGGATGATCGGATGACCAAGATCACCACGGCCACGCCTGGGGGCGACTGCCCGACCTGGCGGCAGTTTCTCGCCGAAGTCACGGGTGGCGACGCCGAATTGCAAGCCTACCTGCAACGCATGGCGGGCTACGCGCTGACCGGGTCGACGCAGGAGCATGCGCTGTTCTTCCTGTACGGCACGGGCGCGAACGGCAAGTCGGTGTTCGTCAACACGCTGGCCACGATCCTGGGCGACTACGCGGCCAACGCGGCGATGGACACGTTCATGGAAACGCGCGCCGACCGGCATCCGACCGACATGGCGGGGCTGCGCGGTGCACGCTTCGTGGCGGCCATCGAGACCGAGCAAGGACGGCGCTGGGCGGAATCCAAGGTCAAGAACCTCACCGGTGGCGACAAGATCTCCGCGCGCTTCATGCGTCAGGACTTCTTCGAGTTCTTCCCGCAGTTCAAGCTGTTCGTCGCGGGCAACCACAAACCGGCCATCCGCAACATCGATGAGGCGATGAAGCGGCGACTGCATCTGATTCCGTTCACGGTGACCGTGCCCCCGGAGCGTCGCGACAAGCACCTCCAACAGAAGCTGCTGGCCGAGCGCGACGGGATCCTGGCGTGGGCTGTTCAGGGCTGCCTCGACTGGCAGCGGCTGGGCCGGCTCGATCCGCCGCAACAGGTGCTGGACGCGACGGAGGAGTATTTCGAGGCAGAGGACGCCCTGGGTCGCTGGCTGGACGAACGCTGTGTGCGCGAGGCCAACGCCAAGTCGCTGACCGCCGAGTTGTTCAACGACTGGAAGCAGTGGGCCGAAGCCGCTGGCGAGTTTGCGGGATCGCAAAAGCGGTTTGCCGATTTGCTCCTCACCCGTGGCGTCGAGAAATGGCGCAACACGGCCGGTCTGCGCGGCTTCCGTGGCGTGGGCCTCAAACACCCGGCCACGCCCGCCTACACCCCATACGCGGACACCTGAGCGCCACGTCGACACATCCGACCGACGGATCGGACGGACTACGTCGTAACTCTTACGCGTGCGCGTACGCGCGCACACCTCATGGGGAGTTTCGATGTATCGCGTCAGATCCGTCGGTCCGCACGATTCAAGCACTGCAACCATGACTACTACCATTCTCGCCCTGGACTTGGGCACCAAGACCGGCTGGGCGCTGCAATACCTGGACGGCAGCATCACCAGCGGCACGCAGGATTTCAAGCCGAAGCGCTTCGAAGGCGGCGGCATGCGCTTCCTGCGCTTCAAGCGCTGGCTCAATGAACTGAAGCTCTCCTGCAGCGATATCAACGTGGTGTATTTCGAGGAGGTGCGCCGGCACGCGGGCGTGGACGCCGCCCACATCTACGGCGGTCTGCTCGGACACCTGAGTGCCTGGTGCGAGCACCACAACATCCCCTACGTGGGTGTTCCGGTCGGCACCATCAAGAAGCACGCGACCGGCAAGGGCAACGCCAGCAAAGACGAGATCATCGCGTCCGTCAGCAAGCGCGGCCATGAGCCGACCGACGACAACGAAGCCGACGCCCTGGCGATCCTGTACTGGGCGGCCGAGACGCAGGAGGCGTGAGATGAAGATTCCCACACCGACCTACCGTTCCGCACTGGCCCGTACACAGCCCGAGGTCACCGACCTCGAAGCATTCAAGCGGCAGGGCTGGCGGGAGCAGCGGATTCTCGTGGTCAACGAATCCGACGAACGCCTGGACTTCCTCGAACGTGAGCTGGTGCGACGCATCGGTGAGCGGCTGTACGGGGAGGGGGGCAAGCGCCGTGGCTGACTGGACCAAGGAAGACGTGGCCGCCCGCTTCGAGGACGCTGCCAACACGGGACGGCGCCTGCCGCCCATCCGCGTGCAGGGCTACATCAACACGTGGCCCGCCATCGTGCGGCGCGAGTGGGAAGCCTTCGCTGCGGACGAGAAGGTCTACCGGCCTTTCCCGCCCAGCCCCCAGGCCATCGACCGCATGCTGGAGGCGATGCGCTGGGTGCAGTGGCTGGAGGTCGAGCAGCGCCACCTCGTGTGGATGCGGGCCAAAGGCTACGGCTGGCGCGAGATCACGCTGCGCTTCGCCTGCGACCGCACGACGGCTTGGCGGCGCTGGCAACGGGCACTGGAGGTCGTGGCCCATCACCTGAACTCACACAACTGACTGGAGCAAGTTCCCATGAAACAGGTCAACGCCTACATGGCATCCGATGGCTCGTTACACGCGGATGCCGAGTCCTGCATTACGCACGAATTGTCGGTGGGGCTGCGCCCGCTGATCGACACCTTCTTCGATGAGGCAACCCGCTACCGCGCATCCAACGTCCGTAGCGGTTACATGCAGTTGCTGCTGCGATGGGAAGCCTTCAAGCTGCGGCGTGAAGGAGCAGCGTCCAAAGCAGAAAGCAACGTAGGGTAACGCTTCCCGCAAAAGTCCGGGATTTCCGGCATTTGTCCATTTTGCGATGGCGGAGCGGTGCAACAAATCGGGCGGTTTGGGGGTAGTATTCGATATACCGTCCGGATAGCAGCGCAGATTGCAAGGGGTGCCCCCGAGAAAAGGGGTCCTTCCTTCAGAAAGCGCAATACGGGAGGGACAAGCGCAACGCTTGCCCACCGTCAGGGTGCGAACCCAGGTTCGCACGGTGCGCACCGCCGACCACAACGAACCGGCCATTCCCTTCAGACCCGCGCCAGCACTGTGTTTGCGCGGGTCTTGTGCTTTTGACCTGCCCCGCTGAGGTTCGCACCCCACAGGTTCGCACCCCACTCAGGTCAGGTTCGCACCAATCAGCCGTGGACCGTTGATGGTCCGCCCCGGCTCTGCTTGATTTGTTATCAAATCTTAATTTGCGCCAAGCAAGGCCATGCGCTGCCCGATGCCGGGTCAAAAAGGCACGAAAGTGCCCTTGTGCGCGTTTTCCCCAATATGTAAGCTGCGCAGCCATAAAAGGGGAGTAATTATTAAATGGGTGCGCCAGCCCCATGGTCAGGCCATTTTTACGCGAACTGAATATCTGAATTCTGTTTTGCGAATATTAACCCGGTCTTTTCACTGCTTCCCTCTGAATCCATGTATGCAGCCGCGCCTATCCTGACCGCGGCTGTTTCCGTTTGTTTACCAGTCTTCCGAAAGGTGAATCCGACGTGCAGCAAATCGACTTGCAAAGAGCGCTCACCCAGAACCGCCGCGCCATGCGCCTGGATTTCGGCCACACCGCGAACGCTGCCGCTCAAACGCTGGTGCCGCAATACGCCGATATCCGCCAAGGCCTCTGCG